TAACATATGGTCGCTCCAATAGGAGCCCTGTGTTATAACTACTCTAGGGTAATCCTAAAGTAGAGTTCATCACGTCTGAGATTCCTCTCAGATATGATTCCGAGCACTCAGAAGCATTTCTGAAGTGCCGAAAGATATCGCCGGAGGCTATGCCTTCCCCGATACGTCTCGATACAATGTTCGAGAAATGGAGGATCACCTTCGTTAAGGGATCCCCCATCAAGACGCCTCTATACAGAGTACAGCGTCTTGTTTGGTCATCGACCGCGTGACCAAGCTTACTTAACGGCCCAGTGGCCGTAAAGTAAACAGTTCTCGGTTGGAAACACACACCGAGAACTATTCCTTGAAGAAGTGGTGGAATTCCACACTTCCTCATCCATTTGTCCGCTATTCGGCGGGCAAATGCGTGTACCATTCGGTCAGTTGCCTCTTGGTAGTCAGTGCTGCAGAACCATAGGTCCTGCCAGCGACATACACGATCAATGTGATCATTGAACGTGTCTTCAGTCCTCCTATCACGGTCTTCCGTGAAAAGGAGGTTATACATCTCTTCTGAGGAAAAGTCCTTGAAGAGGTTCCATCCGTGGTGGGATTTCCCCATCCCGGATCCAGAACTCTTGATTCCCTTCTTAAGGGGATAAGAGCATATCTTTGAGACTGTGTCTAGCACAATCTTCAAAGCTGCGAGGCCCTTTGTAACGACACGGGCCTTGCTAGGTTCTCTTACAACTGTAAGATGAACCTTTCGCAGATCCTCCACCGAAGTGTGGAGGACCTCGTCTAGGCACGCGTGGAAAACCGCGGTGCCTATTGATTCGAATTGCTCCTTCGTCTTGAAGGAGACAATCTTTCCAGTGTCCATGTCCCTTATGGGAATGGGCATGTTCTCGTACTTAGCCATAAGGTCTAGTACGGCTTGGGCGGTTCCGCCCTCGCGCCTGTTGGCTTCCCAACATGCCGCGCCTGTGACTGTGACACGAGCTTTCGTGTCCAGCCCTGTAAAGATGTGATCAGGGATTTCCCCTATCACATCATCCATCGCAACCTCGAAAAGAGCCTGTTGCGTTGGTGTAACTTCTGGGGGTGGACTATCCACCGACAGAATGAACTTCCTCTTTGATCGTAAGACGACCA